TCTGCTCCTGACGGCTGGAAAATACCAAAGAAAAGTAAAAATAATAAAGAAGTTAAGATTACTTTTGACGTCCCAGGGGTTTACTTATATCAATGTACTCCTCATAAAGCCATGGGTATGATTGCTTTAGTAGTAGTCGGTGGTAACACTGATAATTTAGATAGTATTAAAAAGGCTAAGGTACTAGGTAAAAGTAAGAAGAAACTCAAAAAGATTTTAGGAGATATTTAATGTCTATTATGGACAAATTGAAAAAGAACAGCAAGTCTGATTATACGTCAATTCTTGCTGATTCTAAATTTTTTAATGAAAAAGACATGGTGGCCACAGACGTACCTATGATGAACGTAGCTTTGTCAGGCTCCATGGACGGTGGCGTAGCGCCAGGACTTACAGTTCTGGCCGGCCCATCAAAACATTTTAAGACTTCATTTGCTCTTATTATGGCAAGTGCTTATCTTAAAAGATATGACGATGCAGTACTTTTATTTTATGATTCAGAGTTTGGTTCTCCTCAATCTTATTTCCAAAACTTTGATATCGATACAAATAGAGTACTGCATAGTCCAATAACTAATGTGGAAGAACTTAAGTTTGATATTATAAGTCAACTCGAAGGTTTGGACCGAGGCGATAAAGTTGTCATTGTTATCGATTCAATTGGTAACTTAGCCTCAAAGAAAGAACTTGAAGATGCTATCAATGAAAAGTCAGTGGCAGATATGTCAAGAGCTAAAGCACTAAAAGGTCTGTTTAGAATGATTACACCTTATCTTAACATGAAAGATATTCCACTTTTAGCTGTTAATCATACATACAAAGAGATTGGTCTGTTTCCAAAAGATGTAGTATCTGGCGGTACTGGTATCTACTACAGTGCAGATAATATTTGGATTCTTGGTAGACAACAAGACAAGCAGGGTACAGAAATTAAAGGCTATCACTTTGTAATCAACGTGGAGAAATCAAGATATGTTAGAGAAAAGTCTAAAATTCCTATTTCTGTTAGTTGGGACGGTGGTGTTCAACGTTGGAGTGGTATTCTTGATATTGCTATCGCTGGTAATTACGTTGCTAAGCCTTCTAACGGTTGGTATTGTAGGGTCGATCGCAGTACTGGAGAATTATTGGAACCAAAAGTTAGAGAAAAAGATACCCTTTCGGAAGAGTTCTGGAAACCCGTAATGGAAGAAACTGATTTTAAGCAGTACATCATAGATAGATTTGCCATTGGTAATAATGGTGGAATCGATATGGAGAAGATGGATCAGCATTAATGGTCATGGAAGAAAACGTACATTATGAAATTATTCCTGATAGAGGCGACGAACAGTCTTGGAATGTCAGAATATTAACAGGACCATTTACTGAAACAGTAATTAAATATGGAGTTGTCAGGTTCAATGAGATCCCTGGCAACATGTCTTTTAACTTTGATATAATTTACAGTCCTGATTCAGAACTGAAAGTAAGTGACGAGCCATTACAAGATTTTGTAGGCGAGATGCTCGAACAGATTATGGCTCAAGGTATAAAAGACGGACAAGTGATAACAAGGGAGAAACCAGTTGGCGACTAATTTAGAACAAACTGTATTAAAAAATCTTCTCACTAACGAGAAGTACATGCGAAAAGTTCTGCCCTTTATTAAGCCTGATTACTTTGAAGGCGTTTACAGAATATTGTTTAAAGAAGTTGGAAAGTTTGTCGCTAAATACAATAAACTTCCATCAGCAGAATCATTCAAGATTGAACTAGATCAATCTGATAAATTAACTGACGATCAATATAATATGGCTATGGATATCGTTCCACAGCTTTTTACTAAAAACGAGTCAGATGAGCAATGGCTTATGGATACCACAGAAAAGTGGTGTCAGGACAGAGCAATATATAATGCAATCATGGAGTCTATATCGATAATTGATGGCAAACATGAAACTTTAAACAAAGGCGCATTACCAGATCTTTTAACTAAAGCTCTTGGCGTAGGATTTGATCTTACTGTTGGTCATGATTACATAGAAAACGTAGAGGACCGATATGAGTTTTATCACAGAGACGAAGACCGTATTCCATTTGATATTGAATTTTTTAATAAAATTACCAAAGGAGGAGTTCCTAATAAAACTCTTAATATCGCTCTTGCTGGGACAGGTGTTGGTAAGTCTTTGTATATGTGCCATGTTGCTGCTAATGCATTAACAGATGGCCGTGATGTTTTATACATTACTATGGAAATGGCTGAAGAAAGAATAGCTGAACGTATTGATGCCAATTTATTAAATGTACCAATTGACCAGCTCGATAAATTATCAAAAGACATGTTTACTACAAAAGTAGCAGATATAGCAAGAAAGACTACTGGTAAGCTAATCATAAAAGAATATCCTACTGGTGCAGCTCATTCTGGCCACTTTAGAGCTTTATTAAATGAACTTAAACTTAAACGACAATTTGAACCAGATATAATCTTTATTGATTATTTGAATATCTGTTCAAGTTCTAGAATGAAAGGACTTGGTGGTGCAATCAATACATACTCTTACGTTAAAGCAATTGCTGAAGAGTTACGCGGCCTTGCGGTCGAGTACGACGTACCGATCTTCTCTGCAACGCAAACGACTCGTTCTGGTTTTAGTAACTCGGATGTTGGGCTTGAAGATACGTCCGAGTCTTTTGGATTACCCGCTACCGCGGATCTAATGTTCGCTCTTATAAGTACTGAAGAGCTAGAGCAAAAAGGCGAGATAATGGTCAAACAGCTTAAGAACAGGTATAATGATCCAACTGTACATAAAAGATTTGTCATTGGCGTAGATAGAAGTAAGATGAGACTTTTTGATGTAGAAGAAGACAGTCAAAACTTAGTAGACGATACCCCAGTGTTTGATAAGACTGATACTGGCAAAAGATTTAAAGACTTTAAACTTTAGGAGAAAACAATGAACGATTCAGATGATTTTGAAGGAGTCCCAGTATGAGGGTCAAGCTGATAAGCTATTCAAGGCCACCTATTATAGGAGAGATAAATGAAGATCTACAAGAACTTATCGCGTATTGCGCCCGTGTATCGAACCCCTCGAACCAAAACAACAGTAAAACGTCAGAAAAGCTGTTACGTTACCTTGCCAAACACAAACACTGGTCGCCTTTCGAGATGGTTAGCGTTAACTTGGAGATAGAAACCACTAGAGATATCGCTAGGCAGATACTCAGACACAGAAGTTTTTCTTTTCAAGAGTTCAGTCAAAGATATGCAGATCCGGTAGAAGAACTTGAATTTACTTTAAGAGAAGCAAGACTTCAAGATCAAAAAAACAGACAAAACTCGATAGCTACTACAGACGTAGATCTACAGATGGATTGGCTGAAAGAACAAAGTAAAGTTTGGAGTCAAGCTAAAAAATCTTACAAATGGGCTATTGAAAACGGAATAGCGAAAGAAGTAGCTCGAGCAGTTCTTCCGGAAGGCTTGACACAGTCACGCCTCTACGTTCACGGAACTATTAGATCGTGGATACATTTTATAGAATTAAGATCAGCAAATGGCACGCAAAAAGAAAGTATTGAAATAGCTCAAGCGTGCGCAGCAGTAATTGGAGATATATTTCCACTCATAAAGGAGTATTGCCATGAGCCAACAAGTAGTTTACATAAATAAAGAAAGATTTTATTGTGACGGAGGAGACGAATTAGGTCATCCAAGAGTCTACTACACTATGGTTAATGGTGAAGCAGTTTGTGGTTACTGTAATATAAAATACGTATTGGAAAAAGATGATGAATAATTATACGCAAGATATGACTGGCTTAGGTACGCACGTTACTCTACCTGATCCGCCAGAATGGCCAAAGACATACACAGTTGATGGTAAAACTATAACTATACAAGACCCAGGTCCAGAACCGGCTCGATACTACGACTGGATGTTATGGAAATTAAGACAAGATCCTAATTGGGTGGCTATGATGAATAGTGATAAGTGATTTTTTTTCACTTTGAGGTGATTTTTTTGTTTACAAAGCCTTTTTTTTATGGTATAATATACTTATAAAATAAAAAATTAAGGAGTTGAAGAAATGAAAAAGTTAGTTTTAAAAAATTTAGGTAAACTAATCGTTGAAACTGCAAATGAAGCTAAGTCTGATTGGGCCATAAAGGAAGATATGGCTGATATGTACAAGGCTGATTGGATGGATTACGTTAAAGTAAGTGACTTAATCGTATGTGGAAAAACTCACACCGCTATGAAAAAGCTTCAGTACATGGACACTCTTCCAAGAGACAACGCAATCATAGCAATCGCAAAGGACTTAGGTAGTAAGTGGGTCCTTGAAAATCTTAACTATCACGTAGCATAAAGAAGGAGTATATTATGGGTAAGTTGAAAAATCACATGATGGATGTACAAGAGCAGGTCTTAGATAGCACTGATCTTGAAAATATAATAACAGAGTCTGATACTGTTGAGCAGGCTCAAAATGTAGTAGCTGGTCTTATGGCTCATCTAAACAGCTTTGATTTAGATATAGCTAAAGATTACGTAGCTGAATGTTGGAACGAGCTTTGGGGCAACGTTCACGGCGGGCCTTATGGTTAAGACTACATCGTTGGTAAAAGGTGGCATTCTTACCTTAGTAATGCTTGGTGGATTAGCGTTTTGCGGTACACCAGCTCCAGCGTACGAGGCCAGAGCAGGCGCAGTACATTTATCGATACCTGAACAAAGATGTCTAGCTGACAATATATATTGGGAAGCTCGAAATCAACCTCCAAAGGGTATGATGGCTGTGGCCATGGTTACTCGTAATAGAGTTGAAGATAATCGTTATCCTCACTCTTATTGTGAAGTTGTAACGCAAGGTCCTACCAAACCATCTTGGAAAGATCCAAATGTTTGGTACCCAGTAAGACATAGATGTCAGTTCAGTTGGTTTTGCGATGGCAAGGGCGATAAGATTCCTAGCGTAGACAGAGATCTATACAACTTTATAAAAATGATAGCTTTTAAAATATACCATGGAGAAATGGAAGATTTTACCGAAGGCGCAACTCATTATCATGCAGAATATGTAAAGCCAGAATGGGCTGCCACTAAAACTATGACAATGAAAATTGGCGAGCATATATTTTATAGGTGGGAAAAGTAATGGAAAAAGGATGGTGGGAGCATTACTGTTATGTAGAAAAAGACATAATGGGATTTCAAAAGGGTGTTGAGTGTGATTGGTGTGGCATGAAAGAACCTATAAAAATAGTAGTAAGAAACGATGAACAAGGAGAAGACGAATGCGAAGACTAATATATGAAGGATGGGAAGGTGTCATGAATCATGAGTACAATCCTCTAAGACACATTCCAGATTTACAAACTAGGCATCTCATAATGCAGATACTCGCATGGATGTGGTGTATGATATTTTCATTTTATCTTGGTAGCTATATAGTTTTCGGTATTTCTGCAGTCGCGCACGTTATATTTTTAGCAGGCATAGCAGTGACTGTAGCTACGTTTGAAACTGCAAAGCGTAGTCCAAATTTCTTTTTAAGAATGGAACAAGGTACAAACGGCTATCATACTCCAAGTAGAACTAGACATATGTATTATAATGGAAAAAGAATTGAATTAGATAATAATGATCCAGGGGGAGAACACGAGTGAGCACTTTTAATAATGATGATTTGATGGACAAACTAAGAGAGTTACAAACACAAATAGATAATATAGAAACTAAAGTAGAAAGCCTAGATGATAAACTTCAAAAGCATATTAAATTTATTGACAAGACCTACGAAGGTCTTAGAAACCCAATCGCAACAGCAACAAAATTCTTTAGAAGATAGCACTGAAGTCATGGTAGCCAAAGGAGTGGTTGAGCTTCACGCGTGGTCTATTGAAAAAGGAAAGATACACGAAAATAACGGTACGGTTGTTGATTGGATAAATAACGCAAAGCAAATAATAAAGGAAGCAAAGTGAAAATTGTAATTGCAGGTTATGGTTACGTTGGGAAGGCAGTAGAAGCTGCTCTTAAAAGTTACCACGAAGTTAGAGTAGTGGATCCAGCTATTAACAATGACACCATCACCAGTAAAGTATATGACGCATTGATTATATGCGTATCGACACCAGAAGGACTAGATGGCTGGTGTAACATGCAAAACGTGTACGATGTCATAAAGCAGTCAACGTACAAACCTATTTTAATAAAAAGTACTATCAGCCTAGAAGGTTGGAAACACTTGGCTGAAGAAGTACCAGAAAAAGATATATCGTTTTCCCCTGAGTTCTTAAGGGCCAACACGGCCCTTGAGGATTTTTCTAAGCAGAAGACGATGTACATTAGTGAAAATAACTTTGACTTTTGGGCTCAAATATTTAGAGAAGCTTTTCCGGATATAAGTTTTAAAACTGCTCCGGCAGAAGAACTTATATTGACAAAGTATTTAAGGAATAGCTTTTTAGCTCTTAAAGTTGCATACTTTAACCAAGTCAAAGATCTGTGTGATGCCACTTTTACAGACTTCGAGACAGTAAGAAGATATGTTACCGATGACAAAAGAATTGGTGATGGTCATTCTTACGTTACAGAAGAAAAAGGATTTGGTGGACACTGTTTTCCAAAAGACACCGCTGCTATCTTAAACTCAGCCAGAGAAGTTGGTGAAGAGTTTAGTATTTTAAGAAAAGCAGTTTCATATAACAGGAGTATAAGGAGTGGTATACGTGAGTAGTATAGTTGATGATGTTTTAAATTTTAATATGAGAAAAGAAAAAAAGATTGCACGCAAAGAAGTGGCAGAAGCCATGGAAAAAGTAGTGAAAAGAATACCATATAAGTTTCAAGAAGACAGGTCGATCAAAGAGCTGTTGGAACATATTAACAATACGTATGATAGCCACTATTCAAAAGAGAAGTTTCAAGCCACAGAGTTTATAATCGACGGTGGGCATGGTACAGGATTTTGTATTGGAAACATTTTGAAGTACGCTCAAAGATACGGTAAAAAAGGTACTAGAGAAGAAGCTAGAAAAGATCTATTAAAGATCTTACATTACGCTGTTATTCAACTTTACGTACATGATACTAATAAAGAGTAGGCGTTTTTTCGTTAATATAAACTGGTTTACAATATGCGGTAGCTCTATGCTCTTCAGGAACTAAGTAGTTGTGAGTATAGTTACCGTATCTTTGTACTATTTTTGATGCAAAATAATTACAATCGTTGATATTGCGAAAGTACATTGGTTGGCCACCTTGCTTAACATCACCAAGCAAAAACACTAATAAAAAAGCGTGAATCAATCTTCTTCCTTACACTCACAAGTATAACATACATCATTTGAACAGTTAGGGCATTCTGGCGAATAGCAATGACATCTACATTTACATTTATTACAGTATCTTTCTGGACTACCTGACATTACTTGTTACCTTTCTTTATTGAATTAAGACTGTTGATTATGTCGTCAATATTTGGTTCTTTAGTCCATGGGTTATATATACACCGATATTTAGCTGGACAGTTATCTTCATACATTAAAGTGTAAGTCTTATTGCCTCCACGATAAACGCATGCTTGTCTACCGGTAATCCTTGACTTTAATCTTTTCATGAGTCGGCAAGTGGTGTACTTTTTCTTTTTGTCGCCAAGGCCTCTGTTTATTTTTTGCTGATTAGTATATGGTTTCTTTTGTCCGTACTTACGGTCTTGTGGTTCGTAGATCTTACCTCCAGCGTGAGCCATTATAGTATAAGCAAAAAAGAGAAATGTACCTATCCATAATTTCAATTATAGTACGCCTCTTGTTTCTAAAGCCAGTACTAGTAACCAGAATAAAAAGCCACCTACAACGGCGATACCGATAGTTATCGCTGTCCACTCTACAACTTTTCTTCTGTACTCTTGTTGATCATATATTGCTTTTTGTCTCTTCTTTCGAATATCTGCTTCTGTTTTAAGCAGTTCGTCCCATGCACTTGGACCTCTGGTAAGAGTAATAAGCTGACGTAACTGATTCCGCATATCTTCGGCTTTCTTCTTAGCCATAAAGACTTGCATAGCTTCTTCCTCGACAGATCCAGCTGCGAATAATTTTTTAAATAGCGGAGGTTTTTTAGTATATTCTTCTGCCTTCTTAATGTCACTGACAGCGCCCATCCATCTTCCAAGATCTTTTGACATGCCTTCAATGTCGCGTCCAGCGGCGAATCCAGCTTTGATAGCGTTGAAAGCTCCTGTCGCAATGCTTATTGCGGCCCCTACTTCTATCATATTCAACTCCTCTTCTTCATTACTATTTATAAAAATAATCGTTTACATTCAATAATTTTTGTGGTATAATATATAGTATATAGCGATGAAACTGCGTAAAAAATAGACTGGACCCGGGGGCGGTACCCGGCGCCTCCACCAAAATACTGTTATCGAGTTTTTTTATGGGGGCGAAATAGGATCGACAGGTATTGAATAGCAAAGTGGAGCTGTCCGGCGGAAGCTCGGTTAACGCAACGTTCAACTAAACGCAAACGATAACTTTGCACCTCAGGAGTTCGCGCAAGCCGCGTAATTCCTATGCGCCCGGAGAGAGCGTGGAAACAGAATCTCTCCACTATGAGGGTATGGCAGAGTGGCTATGCGATGGACTGCAAATCCATTTACCTTGGTTCGATTCCGAGTATCCTCTCCAAATTTAAGGAAACAAATGTTAATATCAAAACACTTTTGCCCACAGCCGTTTGTATACATTTATCCTAATCATGATGGCTCTTGGAAACCATGCTGTAAGGCTGGAACTTATCCAAAGAAAAATATGTCATTTGACGAATGGTGGTATGAAGATCAAGATTTAAATGATCTGAGAAAAGCACTACTTAGCGACGAGTGGAGTCAACCATTGGAAGATGTGTGCGGCCCTTGTTTTGGACCAGAGTCTCGAGGTGTAAAATCATACAGACAATTTCAAGTAGAGACTTGGTCAGAGCCTCTAGCAAAAGGAAAGATAGAAAGACTAATATCTTTTTTTAAACATACTGGAGAAGTTCAAGCTGGCGAAAGGATGTTTATCGTACAAGTTAAAGGAATTGGAAACCAATGTAACTTAAAATGTTATATGTGTGCCCCACATAACTCTACGAGCAGAACCACAGAACTACTCAAAGGCACTGAAGAAACTGCAGAATTATTTTATAAAGGCAAAGGGATGTCTAGGCTTATTTTTAATAAGACTGCGTATCTAAATACAGATTCTGAGAAGAAACAGTTATTTGACGTTATAGAAGAGCTAGGTCCATATATAAAAAAATTAAACTTTAGTGGTGGTGAACCTGCGATGATAGGAAACTACTATGATTTGATGGATAAGATTATAGAAACTGGAAACAGTAAACATATACAGATATTCATGAACAGTAACTTAACTAGATTAAATCTAAAAAACAGAAGTATGGCAGACTATTTTCCACGTTTTGATCGTTTTGATATTCAAGCTTCTGTCGACGACATATTTGAAAGAGATGAATTCATCAGATATCCATCTAAGTTTAAAAAAGTTTTAGAAAATTATCAATATTTAAACAGCATAAATAACGTTAACATGTCTATTAACGTGACGTGGTCGTTGCTTAACGCCGGCAACGCTGAAAACATATGCGACTTTTTTACTGAAAATAAATATAGAATAAGTAGGATGACAAATTTTGTAAGTAATCCAATTGAATTACACGTAAAAAATCACCCACTTAAAGATGAGTTAATGGAAAGGTTTAAAGAGTCAAAGTACAGAACAGTACGAGAGGTAGCTTTAGAAATGAACGATAAGTATAACGAATTAGAATTTTTTAAGGCAGTGGCATACATAAAGGATTTAGACAGAATTAGAAACACACAAAGTTGGAAGGTATTTCCAGAGCTATCTAATTGGTTGAAATGAGAATTAAAAGTAAAAAAGCGAGTAAAAAACTTAATGTTTTAAGCGAAGACTTAGTAAAAGCTTCTTATCTTAGAGAGAATTCGGTACAAAATTCTCCTGTAAAAAACTTGCGACAAGATTATAGTAAGATGCTTGATAGTATAATTAAAAAGGAAGGATCTTTCTTCTGCTCTCAGCCTTTTATTCATTTATACGTACCAACTTATGGATTTGCGCATCCTTGCTGTAATACCACCGTGAATGTTAAAAAACACGTTTCTCAAACAGGTCTTAATGGTATATGGAATCAGCCTGAATTTGCTAACTTACGAAAAGAGATGGCAAATGGACATAAAGAAAGAGACGCCACTTTAAGAACATGCTACAGATGTATAGAGGTAGAGTATAACGGATTTGAAAACATTAGAAAACAGTATAACAATGATTTAGCGCGAGACAAAGAATATAAAGAAGAATTAGATAGATTAGTAAAATTTGTAGTAAACAATCCTGAGGAAGAATATCCAACTCCAAATAAAGTTCATACGATAGAGTTAAAATTATTTGGAAACTATTGTAACTTAAAGTGTTTGTTTTGTAACTCTGCTGACTCTTCTTCTGTATCTGAAGAGTGGATGTTATTAGGAGAAGCTTCGTACGATCAACAAAATGAAAAAATGAAGTCTAGATCAGGATCAGAGATTCCTTACAGCTTTCCACTAATTAATTATCAAGATAACGATATAGACGAAGATGAATTTTGGGATATGATTAGAAAATCCAAGAGAATAAAATTAGTAGGAGGAGAAACTTGGCTAATTAAACAATACGTACAAATACTAGAAAGATGTGTTGAAGAAGGATGGGCTAAAGATAAAAAGGTATTTGCTTTTTCGAATAATTTCGGTCATCCAAACATGCAGCATATCTACGATCTATTAAAAGAGTTTGAAAAAGTAACATATAAATGCTCTCTAGAAATGTGGGGAGATAGAAACGACTATATAAGATACCCGTCAAAGTGGCCAGAGGTTTATAAAAATATAAAACTGATAAGTACGCTACCAAACGTCAGTCTAGGACTTACTCTTACGGTAGGACCATTAAATATAGGATACGTTGACGATTTTGTAAGAGGTGCTCAAGAGATAGAAAAGAAAGTATTTACTTTTAACACTATCACAAGACCAGCTTGGTATACGCTCAAGAGCATGCCACCTGATTTAAAAGAATTTTACTTAGATAAATTATATAGAAATTCTTACGATATATTAGAAAAGATAGAAAAACCTATACAGTTTTTGGAAGAAGCCGAGCATAATGAGATGCAACAACATCTGATGATTTCTAATATTAAAGCTCGGGATAAATTAAGAGGTGATAACATCTTAAATCACTTTCCAGAATGGAAGCCTTACTTATAGAGAATAGGAGTACTCATGGCGGAAGAAAAAAAGAACGGAGTTACCGTAAAGAACGAGCACAACGAATTTGAGCTCGCTCTTAGATTTCTTGGTAACGAATTAATAGCTATAAAATTAGCTGCAACTAACTTTAGCGGTAAACTTATCGTTTGGAGCATTCTATTACTATTATTTAGTTTTATGTTGCTCGAGGTCTTCGGCCTATCAGCTTACATGGGCGTAAGCTAATGGCAGTTGGAGTTACACTAGATCTTTTTGAATATACCGGCCAAGTCGGTAAATGCGAAAAAGGTCACGTAGTCACAATACAAACTAATGGCTATGGTTTTTGCGCAGAATGCGCTAACGACATAGATGGCTACAGTACTCTGTACGTAATACCAAAAGGCCATCAAACACCCGGCGCACCAACAACTTAGGAGAGATAAATGGCACCCAATCCACATTATGTAAATATGTTAATAAATTTTAGTATACTTGGAACATTAATATATGTTGCCTTTCAAGTATCGTAAGAAGATAGTCCAGCATAGAAAGCTACCTAAATTTAGATTTGTTGGTTATATGCCAGAGCAGTTTATGGAGCAAAGACTTCTAGATTGCGCAAACAGCTCTGACACTACCGAAAAGTCTAAGAAAAATAACGTCGATTTTGGAGACTATGGCTTTCTAGAACACTACAGTCAAAGACACCTTCGTGGCACGTGGTTGCCAGAGGTGTTTGACGTATTTGGAAATATGTATGATCTTAGGTATGCTATTTTAGAAAAAGATAAAAAGATCCCGTGGCATATTGATATACCAGAAGGCCATAGATTTATAGCAATGTTAAAAGGTTCTCATCTTTACAAAGTAGAAGGCCATAAACATTCTGTAGAAATGCTAAAAGGCGAGGTATGGTTTATTAATTCTAGTTATCGCCACGAGATAGAGAATACCACTGAAGGCGATAGGGTAGCATTACTAGGAAAATTTGATGACACAACTGAATTATTACGAACTCGAGCCAGAAGATAATCACTTCACTGACGTCGTTGTCGACGTCACGCATCGATGTAATATGAAATGTAAGAACTGCTATATACCTAATCGTGAGATACCTGACATGGACGCAGATCTCATGATAGAAACTATCAAGAAGTTTCCGAAAAGAGTCACGATTAGAATAATAGGAGCAGAACCTACCATGAGAAAAGACCTGCCAGAGCTGATAACGCGTGTTCTAGATACTGGCCACAAGGTCACGCTGCTGACTAACGGGCTGAGACTGTCTTTGGAAAAGTATGTTAAGAGTCTTAAAGACGCTGGATTGAAACACCTGTACATGAGTCTTAACGGAGTTGATAACGACGACTGGTACGAAAAAATAGACGAGATGAGATGCTCTAAGAAGAAAATTCAGGCTATGGTAAATGCAAATAAATACAACTTACTAAGAGACGTAGGTTGTATCATAGTCAATGGCGTCAACGAAGAGGCTCCAGTCAGAATGATTGAGATGTTTAAGAGATACGATATTAAAAATGTGGTAGTAAGATTTAAGACGATAGGCCAGCTCGGTAGGTACATGGAAGGTGTTCATCAGATGGGCATGGATAGTCTTATCGATATCGTGTGCAAACAACTTAATCTCAAGGAAGACTATGTCAGGTGGTGGCAGAATAATTGGATATATCCTGAGAGTCGACAAGAAAAAGATAGCTTCTTATTTCCATTAAATCCAGATCAGAAGCTCGTGTACAAAGGAATATGGATAAAGCTCGTAAATTGGAATACCGAAGGAAAAAGTACGGTTCTCGAGAACAGCACCAGACGAGG